ATACAATGTCCTCGCTGTCTAGTGGTTCGTCAGACTCAAGGTAGTATATGCCTTTTATGTCTGGGCTTCTGCCCGTAGGCTTATCGGCTTCAAACTCCACGATAACATCAGTTGTGTCACCGTAAATGTTGTCCATTTGTATCTTGTGTTCGTAGGTCATAGTTAGATAAACATTGGTTCAAAGAAAGCAAGTTTGGGAGAGTAGACAACACCGCAACCAAGGATTGGCTTGGCGGCGTAGACACGCCCGTAGTTCATGGCAGGGTGATGGTGGTCTACACCACAGCCTACATTCATACCAAAGACAATATCATCCTGGTTAGCGTGGTAGTTGATACCAGCCTGCGAGTGTAGGTGACCCATGACTAGGGATTTGAACTGAGCCTGTGCGTTCTTTAGTGCCGACATCTGTCCTCCCTTCTCCTTGTCTCCGTGTCTGTATATAACTCCATCGATTACTAGGTCCGTGAATCTAGGATGTATAGTCCATCCGTCAAGCCCCCATAATGTTTTGAAGTTAAGTATTACCTCTGGTGGCAAGCCAACGCTCTGCGCCTTACGCTCTGGCAGGGCCGAGTGATTGCCTACAAGGTAGTCTACGATAGGAAAGGCTCTGTGCAGTGCTCTAACCTGCTTTGCTGCCGCTACAAACTCGTCTGCCGCACTAGGCATGGTTGGGTCTTTCTCGTGGAAGCTGATGGCATTCCAGTCTACCAGGTCACCAATATGAACTACTCGTGTGCATCTGTGCTTGTGGAAGATTGATAGTAAAAATTCTATGTAGCCGCTGTGCATGGCAGGGCAGTGAGTATCTGCTATGACAAGGACGCGCTCTGTTCCCTGAGCCGATGGTATGGTAGCTTTGTATCGCCTAATCTTAGAACGCACAGCCTCTGCACTTGTTCCATAGTCTTGAGCGATTTGATGGTAACTAAAACCTTCTAGATAGAGGTTATAGGCTTGCTTCTGTGTTAGGTTATCCTGTGTCATATTTATTTTCGTGAGAGTTAACTAAATCTACCGATGTGGCTTTGAAAGACAAACTTACCATACTGGTCACGCTCACCTTCACGTTGCTTGGCTATATTGTATTTGATAGAGATGTGCGTGCCATTGACAGGATCGTCGTAAACCATGGCTTCTTTTGTATCTGAACCGTTAGGCCATAGCAAGAGAATGATGTCTGCGTCGTTCTCGATGTCTCCAGAGTCCTTCAGGTCATACAGAGTAATACCAGTCTCTCGCTTGGCTCCCTCTCTGTTTACCTGTGCTAGCAGTATAACAGGTAAGTCTAGCTCCATAGCCATGAGCTTTATCTGGTGACTAACCTCTGCTATGCCGTCGTGCTTCTTGAGCTTGGTGTTCCAAGGGACTAGCTGTAGATAGTCTATGACAATCCATTCAATATTGTGTTTACGCTTATACATACGAGCACGTGAACGAAGTTCATCTACGTTTCTAACGTAGTGCTCTGTAAATATAGGGGCGTTCTCTACTCTCTCAGTAGCGTCCCACACCCGCTTCTGTTTCTCTGGGGATAGCACTCCGTCTTGGAACTGGTTGAGGTTCACAGCAGAGCAGGTCTGTATCATACGCTTTGCTAGGCTCTTCGCCTGCATCTCAAAGGAGAAGTATAGCCCGGGCTTGCTGTGGGTCACACCGTTCTGCAAGGCTATGTTTAGGGCTATGCAGGTCTTACCGCAAGAGGTAGGAGCCGCAACAACCATTACCTCTCCGTTGGCTATGCCACCGGCACTCAGCTTCTCGTCTAGTTGTTTGATCCTAGTTGGTAGGGCGAAGGTGTCGTAGGTTCCCTCTGCCATCTTCTTGAAGTCTTCACGTAGGGACTCAGCCGCTGATCTTATGGAGGGGTCACTTGCGGAGCCGTTGTCTAGGGTAGCTGTAACGGCTCTCTCGATGTCAGCTATAATTACATCGGGGTCTTGGTTCTCTGTAGCTGATTCAATCGCGATGCGTGATGTGCGAATAATCTGACGTAACTTAGACTTCTCTTTTATAATCTTGGCATGGCTTACTATCTGCGTAGAGCTACTGGCCTGCCCCTGTATATACATTATGTTGCTAAGTCCACCTGCTTCCTTGTCGGTCCCCTCACGCTTCAACAACTCATCGAGTTCAAGCTCAGAGAACTCTTCACCCGAAGAGCACAACTTAGAGATACCCTTAAAAATTATTTTGTTGGCGTTGCTGTAGAAATCATCTGCGTTGACGATGGTGCTGATGCTGTCGTAGGCAACATTGTCCAACAAACAACAAGCTAGCAAAGCTTCCTCTGCCTCTAAATTATTAGGTTGCTCCATTACTCCTTTATTAGTCCAGAGAGTATGCCGCGCCCAACAGTTTGTTTGGCTTCAGAGTAAAACCTAGCCTTGGCTATATGCTGGTCTTGAGTATATCTGTCATCTATTTCTTGGAGAATCTTTTCAGCACTCTGTATGATGACCTCTCTTTCTTCCTCTTTCCCTACTACACCATTCATTGGCTCTAGTGCTTTCAATATCTGGTCTAAGAAATTTTTGCGTGGCCCCATGATGATGCGGAAGTGGTCTATGTAATCTAGTTCTTGCATGGCTATGATTTGGTTAATTCGCGTTCAAGTAGTTCTAAAGCTCTCCAGGCTGTGCTGTGGAGGTCACCCTCCATGAAGTGTCTAATAAGTTGGTTCTCGTCTCCAACAGACTTGTCCTTGTGCCATTGCATAGGCTTGCCATTGGTAGGCTCACCGTGCTGTTGTTGGGCTATGTAGCTGTGATGTGATAGAGCAATCAGGGCGTTAGGAAAGTAGTCCTTGATGAAGGTTGCTATTGGGTAGGTTTTTCGTTCTTCTGAGTCTGTGGGAAACATATTATAAAAGGTGCGTAAAAAAGCCCCGCCCCCGAAGGGGAAGGGCTAACAGGTATGCCTAGAAAGGGTTGGCAATGACTTGAGGCTCTGAGTAAGCAATTTCTAGCTCGCTCTCTTCCTCGTCGTCTTCCTCCGTGGGCTTGTCTGCTTTGAGATAGGAGGACAAATACTCCTGTAGTGTCCCATCCATCCTGTCTGCTTGTAGTGCAGCCTCATCAGATAGTGTGTTGGATACAATGCTAAAGATTGGTCTGTTGTAACTTACAACACCTTTGCGATCTTCGATTGCTTCTATAACTGCTACAACAACGTCTCCTTCTAACCTGTTGGAGCCACCGACCTTTTCTTCAAAGTCAATCCATGCAGTAAGAGCACAGCCTTTGAGTTGGAGGTTTACTAATTCATAGCCCTCGCCAATCTTGGCCATGGCGTAGACAGACTTGGTGAACTTGACACCATGCACAGTCTTTACTTCAGCCCAAGTGCCGGTAGCGACGATACCATCCTTGTTGCGGAGGGTGAACTTATCTCCTACGGTGTAGGCTTCGTTAGACCAGATTGCGCTGTTCTTTCTGTCGTCCCATCCCTTGGCAGTGATGAGTTGATCGAGGACGATGAACCCTGTGTCTAGCGGTAGTGTTTTAGACATTTGGGCTTCCTTATCGTAAAACTCCCATGCGGAAGCTTGTGTGTTCCATTGAAGGAACTTGGTAGCAGGGTTTGATGACCCTGTTGATCTTGGTTTAGTTCTAGACATAATATTATTAGTTAGTGATTTATTGATGTTGAAGAAATGTGAACAAAAGATCAAGCATTATTTTTGTTTTTCTTTCGCTCTTCGTTTTCAGCCTTGGTCTTGATTGAATGGCAGCCAACACAGATAGCCTGGAAGCCACCTATCTCACAGAACAGTCTGGCTATGAGCGCATCCCAGCTGTCAAAGCCAGTGACCGGAACGATGGGGTCAATGTGATCTGCTCTCATGTCCTTGGCAGGGAATAGTTTCCCGCAAACAGAGCACTTGTGTAGCTTGCACTTGCGCCCTGTTGCGGGGTTCATACCATCACGAACAAAGGCAGATCGAATAGCTTCATACTTAACAGGCCATTGAGCACGGCGTAGTGCTGACATGATAAAGCTCCTGTATCGAGCCTTAGACCATTGACCTGAGTTGTATGGCTTTTCTACTTTCAAATGAGTATATTGATTAATGTTGCAAAAGCCTTGGCTGCGGTTTGAGGAACTACTCCGTTTCCCAAGAGCCTAAGTCTGTCCACCCTACTGGTAGACCCATTAGATGCTCGACCCAATCTGGGTTCAGCTTGCCCGTTGCTGTCCCGCAATGACCCGCTATGTCCTCCTCCAGATTGGCTTTGTTCCGATTGGCTAGATGCTCTCGGTTCTCCTCCGTTATCTCTGGGTGAACCTTGTTGGCTCTTGGTGTCGGCCACGACTCTTGGCTCTTCCCATTCGTATTGAGGTTCGCCTGGTCTTGAAGGCCATCGTGGTGATAAACCGCTCGTGGCAGTTGGTCTACCCTGCCCAGTGCTTTGCCGTCCCTCTCCTTGCTCATTCCCGCTGTGTCCTTCCAGTCCCGAGCCGATGCTGTTGGCCAGTTCTTCACTTCTTGACATAGTGGTGGCTTCTGCCCCCCTGATGGATTCTTCTTTCTGGGTTTCTGAATGTTTGCTGTGTCCATCACCGTTGGAGTTGACCAGTTCTCCTCGTGAGTCTCCACTGCATCCTTCAGCTTCGCCCCATACCAAGGGCTGTTCGGTTCTTGGCTGTGCTTGCTTCGGTATACTCCATCCACCATCTCGGTCGGATAACTTCCGCCCGTCGTGTCGAACACTGTTGCGGTAGGCTGTGATGAAGACTCGTTTTCTCTGGTGAGGTGCGCCAACTTCTTCCGCTGAGAATATTCCTGCCGTTGCTCGGTAACCCAGTCCTTCCAACTCTCTAAGGACATATTGGAGAACGGGTTCTCCGTCTCCTGTTTTGCAGGAGAGGATTCCTTGTACGTTTTCAAGAAAAACAATTCTAGGTTGGCACTCTCTGATTCCGTTTGCGATGTAGGGGAACAGGTGTCTGGGGTCTTCAGTAGCTTGACGCTTTCCAGCAGCTGAGAATGGCTGGCACGGGAATCCTCCAGAGAGGATGTCCACTTGTCCACGAAACTTTCCGTATGGGAAGGTCTTAACGTCCGTGAACACAGGTGCTGCATCCAGTTCTCCCGCTTCCATCTTTGCAACCAAGTTCGCGATAACGAATCCTTCCCTCTCCACGTAAGCGATTTCTCGCAGATTTGGGAGAACTCTTCGGAGTCCAAGTCCAATGCCTTCGTATCCGCTACAAAGGCTGAGATGTGTAATTGCTTTGGTAGTATCCACATTGTGTTCTTTCTATGATTGTTCTTCCATATCAAGGACATAGTCAAGGGCTTCCCTAACAGTTTCAAATCCTTCTGCAACTCCTGTAAGTTGCTGACCAGTAGGGGAATAGATAGCAACGCATCTGTGCTTGCTTTTCGTAACTTCTCCCTCGCCGGCAAAGAAACAGTAGGTATAGCCTTTATTATCTATCAAATCTAAGAGATCGCTGTCGCTACGTGGAGCCTTGGGTTGCAAAGCTTTGGTAACATCTGCCACCTTAACATAGGGATGAGGACTTCCAATTTCTCCATACTGCAAACGCTGTAGTGATACATCGTCTACGTCTAGGGCAAAGACCTCGGTGTGCGGGTCGATTTCTGCGGTGCTTACTTCTATTTTCATATGTCTATGCCCTTATGGTTAGGTTGGCAAGGGCTTCGTTGGTTCCCTCAATAAGTTCTTTGGCAGGTATCGAACTGACGACCTCTAGTCTGTCCTTCAAATCGTTCTTCTCCTGCGACAGTGCCTTGCGCTGTTCAGTCATTCTCTCGATGCGGTAAGAAAGAGCACGAGACTCTTGGCGTATCATATCTATGCGCGTCTGTATGCGCTCGATGTTTTCTTGCTTTATATCCATTATTCTAGTGTTGGTATGGTTTTTACTATGTCTGTGATTAGTTCGTTATCTAGAAGCTGCCTTGGTAATGGTTTCCTCCAGATGGTCACAGTGTTCAGACAGGCGTAATACTGGTCAAGAGAATAATTTTCTTTTTCATAAATATATTTGGCTTGCTCTGGGATACTAAGCTCTGGGTTCTTATATTTCTTAATAAGTTTCTCTGCCTTCGCCTTGCCTATGCCCTTCATGCCCTCGATGCAATCGGTGCTATCACCCATGAGCAGTTGCACTAGCCAATTGTAGTCAGCCTCTTCTTGGCTCACGTAGGTAGGCCAGTCATCCTTATCCCAATTGTAGTGCCACCCAGGAACAGATAGCATATCCTTATCTATGCTACATATAATGGGATTATCTACCTTTCCATTGGTAGATATTATGCCTAGTAAATCATCAGCTTCCAAGCGGTCGTGCTGATACCACCGGTCTCCATACATATCCTTCATAGCCTTGCTCAAGGGCACATACAACGGCGGCTTGTCTCCACGATTACCTTTATAGTTGGGATAGAGTGTCTTGCGAAAGTTATCACGACCAGATACTACCAAGTAAAACTCAGAGGCCTTGCATCCCATGACACATTGATCGATGGCTTGCCTACACATTGATTTTAATGTAAGCAGGTTTGTTCCCTCCGTTTCTGCCTTGGCAGCATGTCTATACAGGATTATTTCTACATCTAGCAGAGCAGTTTTCTTATCAGTTTTCTTATTCATGTAATAGTACAATGGATTAAGTAATTGTAAGGTCAATGCTTTTTACAGCCTCGTTCAAATTAGAGTTGCTTCTCGTTAGACATAGGTTCCCCATCACTGGTAAAACCTATGCCCCGCTAGAGCCTCAAATTATGAGTGTTCCCGCCGTCAATAGTGCCTTGGATCGTCGCGCGTGGTAAGTCCTGTATTACGCTAACCTTGGCTGTTCCTGCATTGCTGCAAACCTTTTATACATAGTCGGGTTTCGGTCAAACTATGCAACCACTTACTCAGACTTGGGCTAACCTGTGAGGCCGCTCGCTCCGACATACTGTAAAATAAAAAACCTCTCTTCCATGTAGTGCTGAAAGAGAGGCTTTAAACTATCTGATCCGTCACTACACGGCATATATGAAAAACTAATGCCCATTGTATCTGACCTGTCAAGTGTCTTTTATTTCCTCGATATTTAAAATGATTATTGATACGCCGCTACGCTTCAGCTTGTATCCTTTTGTCTTATTGCCTACAACCAAATGTTTCAATGCCTCCTCTTTTGTATTGGCGTGCTTTATGGCTCCGCATTCGTTTGGCATATCTCCTCTGGTGTATAAAATCTTGTAACAAGTCACCTTGTCTTTGCAGTGTGGTGCCCCTTTTTTATGAGCCATCTTCGAAAGCTACTTCTATCTGCACCGCCTCGATCTGCCGCCTCCGCTATCGTGCAACCCGTCTTTTTCCATATCTTAAATGATCGTGCCCTTGCTTTGGCGGTCTCTTCACTGGTCGATCTGCCCCGCTTGCAATGGTCTAAGATGTCCCCGGCCCTCATGAGCATTTCCATTTTATCCCTGAAGCCCTCGATGCACTGCACCGCACTGGCTTTTGACTCTGCTGTTGAACTGAACTGTAGCATATTGATGTATTACGCCCTCTAAGGGCTTCTAATGCCCCTAGAAGGCGTTTTGATTGTTTGCAAGGGTGTTACCCTTAGATTGATATTGCAAGCCCTTGTAGAGCCTCTGAGTGTTAATTCCTTGTGCAAGGACTGAGGGTATTATACTAAGCCTCTTCTACATCTATGATATTGAAATCACAATCATTTAAAATGTCTTCATTGGACATATTCGTTAATTGTTCCTTTGCCTCCTCTATAGAAGAAGACTCAATTTCATATGTATTATAAATTGTAACATTTATTAAATATTTCATATTATTATTAGTTATTAGGTCTATCCCATTGCAAGGGCTATCAGTATAATTATTCCGGCACCCAGAATGCAAGCAAATAATATTGCCGCTGCCTCGAATTCCTTCTCACTATTTACGAGCTTGTGCCCGGTTGCAATGTGCTTTTTATTTTTCATAATTACCAAGCCCCCTCTCCGCATAGCTGATATTGATGGCGGTTTTCCTTGCCTTTAGTATAATTAAAAAAGGCGTCACCGATCGGAGCCTGGCTCCTTTCATCTATACGCCGCATCACGCTCACTTTTTTGCCCTCTGGATTTATTACTTTAATATATATTGGTATTGTTTTCATTTTATTACTTTCTATTTTTGTTATTATTATTCGGGGAAAAATGCGCCCATTGCGTCGCTGATGCCTTGACCATTGGCTCCCGCCATCATTAAAGCGTAGCTAAAAACGAGTGCAAGCTTTCTGTTTCCCTTGCTCAGTTTGCTAATCATGGAGCCATATGCGCCATAATGATTCTTAGTTAAGGCCATGCCGTTTTCAACTTTCTTGACAAATGGCGCGAAGTCTTCGGCCAAATCCATCACCAACTTGCGTTGCGTTTCGTTCATGTTGTCATAAGGGTTCATGACTTGGCCTTTCCGTCTACTACTACGAATTGAAGCTTGCCGGTTTTTACCGCCGCGCGAAACAATTCTTTCTCTTTTAGCTTTGCTAGCATTGCACGTGCTCGCTCGTTTTTATCTGTTACTTTTTTATTCATTATTATTACTTTCTATTTCTTTTTTTAGATCGTCGAGCGCATCGAGCGCAAGACTAAAGTGAAACCAGTCGCCAGACTTTTCAAACTTGTCCAAATGTTTCAAGATGTCGTCGATCAATTGGCTTTCCATCTTAGTGAACACCGATTCCAATTGTTATTTGATTGAATGACTTAGAGCCGCAAGCGTGCTCGCCGCTTGGCAAACAATTTCCACAGTTGCCAGGACAGGCAAAGACTTTCTTGCTGCCCGTCAATGCCTTTAGTTTTTCTCTCACTGCCTTGCGGTATGCATTTGACTCTGGCTTGTCCTTACCTTGGTAAGATTTCAATTGAATGAATAGCTTTTCCACTGGCACCGCATCAAATTGACCGCGCACTATTGGCAAGGCAAGGAAAGCGTTTGCAATGCCAGTCTTTGCCCATCTAGACCCCGAACTTGCATTCGTCAAATAGTTGTCTGGCCATTGATACCCGCTTGCGTTCAATGTGATAAATTCGTGCCAACTTTTGGAATATCCATAGCAGCGCAAATCAGGTCTTGCCTTGCATAAATCCATAAAAAAGCGCAAGGTTTCAACGTCCTTAAAATCACCGTCAACAAATAGGCGCACCGTTTTGCTTTCCGGTATGGCATGGAAAGCGTTTGCAACTGTTTCAACTTGAAAGCGTAAAAGCAAACTGTTCTGCACTTGCCTAAAGAATGCCGCCGGATACCGCCAAGCCTTTAGAGAGTAACAGAATTTGACGCAATCGCCCTTGCCAGGGCAATCCGCTAGCGCAAGACTTGAGAAAGCGTAAAATGGCAACTTCTTATTGCCTTGCGCCTGAAAGACTCGATAGGGCGGCGCGCTTTCCATGCCGCCATCTAGCCAAGTCAAAAGCTTTTTTGCATGATATTGCCAAGTGCCTGTCTTGCCTATTCTTTCAGGCTCGCGATCCATGCAAGCTTGCAAGGCCTTCTTAATTGTTTCGATTGAGTCAATAGAATTGATTATTTCATTGGCTTGTATTCTATTCATTTTATTACTTTCTTTTATTAGTTATTGGTTAGTCTTTCTAGTAACATAGAAACGGTCGCATCATAGTTTTCTAAAAAGTAGTCATCTTTGTAATATTCAGTTTTTCCGTCCATAAAATCATTTGCGAATTCTAAAAATTCATCAAAGCTCATGGCTTCAAATTCAATATTATTGTTAAAGGCATTATTAAAAATGCGAATCAATTCCTTTTCGTCTTTGTCAGCTTGCAACTCGTTTAAGATGTCAGCTTTCTTATTTAGATATTTGCACAAGTGAAAAGTCACTTCGCTTTCCTTTTGTCTCCAATGGTTAATCTTGCGATTCAATTCAATTAAATCGCTTTGCAGCTTGGATTCGTCTTTATGATGTATCAATGTATCTGTTTTCATTTTATTACTTTCTTTTATTGGTTAATATTGATTAAAGGGTCGCCTCAAACTCTTGAACGACTTTGATTGTTTCTTCTAATGTTTCACAAATTTGGTGCTCTGTCCCATCTCCAAAAGTTACTGAATAATGGTTAAATTCCTCATTGTCCAAGTCAAACTTTTTAGAGTTTGGAAGATATACTTCCATGAAGTCATCATAATTTGCATTTGGTATAGTTCTACTAATTGAGGCAACGCAATCGTTACCATAGGAAACATCTTTCCATTTGTTACCTAATACATTTAGTAGCTTGCTCATGATTGGATTAGCAAGCTTTGGATTGTGGTGATTGAATGTAGTCATTTAATACTTTCTTTTATTGTTTATGCTAGGCAAGTGTGCTTTAGCTTTTGCCATTACAAATAAGGCAATTGTTTATTGTCAATAGTTTTTTTGATTTATTTTATACCCCAAGCTTACTCTTTACAATGTGCTATCAGAATATATCCCCGCTTCTCTAAAATTATTTTTATTACATGAAGTTAAAAGAGTGACTTGCCTTGCAGCTTGCTAGCAGTGAACACCTGGCCACTAGTAAACAAGTGTGCACTAGGGGGGGGAGGGGAGTCGTGTGTCGCGCGCGTCTGTGTATATATATACATAAACTGCCCTTTAAAAAATGTAACTCAAATGGGCTATGTTTTACAGGGTATACTTATGAGGTGCATTTTGCACTTTAGGGTCGTAGCCATACGTCTACTTCAGGGTCTAGGGCTTGACATACCCAAAGGTGCAATACACACTTCAGGCTATGCGTTCATTGCTAGACGGAGTAGAATGGAAACATAATCCCGTGTGGAGTTTGATGGAGGAGGGAGAAGAGATATGGGGAGATGATCGCTTGAGTCTTAAGGCTAAGGGTATCTGGGCATATATGAAGTCTAAACCTGCTAACTGGGACTTCAGTGCAAAGAGAATAGCAATGGACAACAAGGATGAGACTAAGAGTGTGCAACGTGGTATGAAGGAGCTAGAGAAGTGTGGTTATTTGAGTAAGAAGAAACTAAGCAGTGGCAGGGTTCATTATACGCTTGCGCCAGAGTCTTACATAGGCATAGAGCCACGAATTGACAAAAGTAGTTTAGATGATAGTAACGAGTATAGGTATGGGGGATGAAGAGACTCAGTTAGATTTAAAGACTAGGATGAGGGATGCCTTAGCTCCTATGCTTGCTAACGAGCAAGAGAAGACGGCTAAGAATAGTTTGCCTAACAACAACCCAGAGAAGTGGCTGACGGCAGCTTCTTTGTTTCTATCAGGGGCTAGTGTGCATGAGGTCAAGAAGACCATGAACTTGAACCATCACATAGCCAAGCGTATCAATGGTATAGTCAAAGCGTCTGACGACGCTAGGGTGTTTAGGCAGGAGAGGGCTATACAGCTAGCTTCTACGATAGATGAGATTAATAGCATAGGAGAGAAGATAGCGGCTAGTTATCTCGATGGTTCTCCAGAGGCACTAGAAAAGATAAAGAGGGCAGAGACTAAGGACCTAGCTAACCTAGCGGTGGCACAGGAGAAGCTACACAGAACCTTTGATAATGTAACGGGCAACAATGTTCAGAAGATAGAGGTAAGGCATATAACAACCCCAGAGGAGGCCATGAGCCTTATAGATGCGTTGCCAGAGGCAGAGATAATAGATGTGGAGGAAGATGGCTAGGTCACTAATAGACGAAAGCTATGATCCCATCTACGACCAGGTTCGTGGTATATTAGGTGAGCACTTCGAGAACTACTGCTTCATTGTAATGGATGGGCGAGGTGAAATATTTTATGACTACAACCATCTGCCAGCAGGAAGAATGCTTTTGCGCGAGATGCAGTTAGAGATTGGTGACGACAATATAGAGATTGAGTGGGAGTTTGAAAACGACCCGGATGATCCTGAAGATGATGCAGTGGACTAAGCACCCAACGATACCTACGCCTGATAAGGGGCGGCTCAAGGCTCTACTAGACTCAAAGGGGGCGCAAGCCGTATATGATGTATGGAAGGCGCGTGAGGATGCTATCAAGCTTACTATAGATGATCCTCTGCGTCATGGAATCAACCTAGTTAGCTGGGACAGAATTAGATGGGCGTTGTCTGAGTATAACGAGGTTTTAGTTCTTGGTGGTAACCGTGGTGCAAAAACTACAGGCATGGCTAAGATATTTATGGAGTCTATCACAAAGCACATGGATGGACACGTAGTATTGTTCTCACAGAATGCTGATACGTCTGTAAAGGTGCAACAGGCTGCTATATGGGAGTTTATGCCTAGGGAGTTTAAACGTAAGACTAAGGGCATCGAGGGCTACATCAACTACTCTATGCAGAATGGTTTTACCGGGCAGTCGTTTATCTTTCCAGATACTAGAACCCGTGTAGACTTCAAGACCTACACACAGTTTAGTAATAACCATACAATCTTAGAGGGCTTTGAGTTTGGGTTTCCCAATCTAGGCAACCACCCAGAGAACGTAGGTATTGGTAATGACGAGTATCTAGGGGACTCTACGCTTATTAACACACAGCGTTTCCGTCTTGCTACAAGGGACTCAAAGCTCGTTACAGGGTTTACCCCTATCGATGGCTACACAGAACTCATAGCTGACTACCTGCGGGACGCAGAAATTTTAGAGACCAAACATGCAAAGTTGCTAGACGAGCCTGTCGCTGTAAAGCAGTATAGTGTCAATAGGGATGCCGGCATTGTTTATCTGCACACAGACGAGAACCCTTTTGGTGGCTATGATCGTATAGCCAAAGACTTACAGGGCCGACCTAGAGAAGAGATATTGACACGTGCATACGGAGTGCCTGTTAAATCAATGACTACCCTGTTTCCATTGTTTAGCACCAAGGTTCACGTAACAGACGAACTGCCTGTAATAAACGAAAAGACTCACACGGTATATCAGGTGGTTGACCCCGCTGGTGCTAGGAACTATGTAGCTATCTGGGCTGCGGTAGACAAGCAGGGGTTTGTTACTATCCTACGCGAGTGGCCCGACAGAGATACCTATGGCGAGTGGGCATTGTCTGGTGACCCCAAGTGGAGGTTCGGTCCAGCAGCCAAGAAGATGGGACACGATATCCAGGCATATATAGAGGAGTTTAGAGATATAGAGAGTGACTTAGGTGTAGAGGTGTTTGAACGAATAGGTGACTCGCGTTTCTTTGCTAGAGAGAACGAGGACAACACAGATTTGTTTGAGAGCTTTGCTTCCAAGGGGATGTTTTTTATACCTTCTAGCGGAGCAGACATTGAGACGGGGCTGTCTGGTTTAGACGAGTGGATGCTCTACAATCCTGACACAGAGGTAGATGATGCTAATAAACCAATACTCAAGATACACTCATCCTGTGGTAATTTAATACAAAGTTTAATTAACTGGGGACATAAGGGCAAGGTAGATGAACCTCTGAAGGACTGGATTGACCTTCTGCGTTATCTGCGTATGGCAAATGATGGCTATGGTCCAGACTATGTTTCTGACACTTCTATGAATACAACAAGAAAATCCGAGGGAGGATACTAATGGCAAAGAAAAGATTATTTCAAATAGCAAAGGAATGTGAAGTTCCTTTTGAAAAGGCTCTGGAGCTAGCGTTTCAGCACCTAGAAGAACACATGATTACAGGCGCAAAACATTTAACTTGGATCAACGAGGATGGGCAAGAGATATTAGATGATGTTATGCCTATGCCTAACGTCTCAGATAACAAAAAGAGCGAGGAGGAGCCAAACAGATTAATATACAGGGGCAAAGTTTTGAAAGAGTGTCCAAACCCTATGTATGTTGCCGTTCATCACCGAGAAAAGTTTTGCAAAGTTAATGTAAAGATTACTAGAAGAATGCAGGGCAAACTAATTGGCAAGATGATTTATTTTGAAGAAATCAAAGAGGGAGATATAACTAAATATTATTGGATCAAAAAGATTTGATATATATGATAAACTAATAGCTACCAATGTTAAGCGATAAAATTTCTGAGGAACTAACTTACGTCGGCAAAGAACCAGGTGTTCAGGCTCTGCGTCAAGCATACAATCAAACCTTAAACGAACTGGACTCCTATTTTGATCTGTGTCGTACTAGCTATGACGACAGGCGTAACGAGTGGCCAGGCAAGAGCCGTGACCTGCGTAAGCATGGTTCAGATGCTTTCCCGTGGGAAGGTGCGGCAGATATGGAGTCTCACGTTATTGATGAACGTGTTACTAAGCTAGTATCATTGTTTATCTCGTCGATGAAGCGAGCCAACATTAGGGCTTACCCTGTAGAGATGGGAGATATTTCTCGGTCTAAGATAGTATCTAACTTCCTCAAATGGATGGTGTCTAGTGGCTACATTCCTAGATTTACTCAAGAAATGGAACTGGGAGCCAACTACATGTTGGAGCGTGGTTTGTTGATTACATATGTAGGATGGCACAGAGAAGACCGACGCTTTCTTCAAACTTTAGACATCAATCAGATTGCTCAAATATCTCCAGAGCTTGCTGCAATCATCTTAGAAGGCAACGATGATGAGCAGATTATTCAGCTTATAAAAACAACTTTTGACGGTGTAACAGACCGCAAAGCCAAGAGAGCACTCAAAGAAATACGAAAAAGCGGAGTCGCGGAGCTTCCGGTAGTTCGCCGTCAAATTGATGTTCCAGACGTAAAGACCTTAGCACCAGACGGAGACTTTATGTTTCCAGCGTATGTTACCGACCCTCAACGCTCTCCATATTGTTTTTGGCGCACATACTACACCGCGCAAGAATTAGAAAATAAAGTTGTTACCGATGGATGGGACGAGGACTTTGTAGACTACATGATAGAGCATTATCGTGGAGTAAACATTGACTCTATTGAGCGTGAGCAAGAGGGTCGTCGATCTATTAGTCTTACAGATTCTGCGTATGAGGCTGATGAACTTATCGAGGTTATTCACTGCTATCAACGCTTGGTTGATCCTGAAGATAGTTCTGAAGGTATTTACGAAACTGTTATACACAAGGACTTTGATGGCAACGAAGGACTAGGAGTGCCAAGTTATGCTAAGTTTAGTCTTATGAATGGCTACGAAGACTATCCAGTTGTAGTTACAAAGCTATCAGAGGACAGCAAACGCTTGTATGATACACAGACTATTCCCGATGTATTGCGTGGCATTCAACAGCAAGTAAAGGTAGAGCGAGACTCTCGCATTGACCGCAACAGCCTGGCTACGCTCCCACCAATTATGCACCCTGTAGGCAATGCGCCTAAAGATTGGGGACCCGGTAGATACATACCATACCGACGTAAAGGCGAGTTTGAGTTTGGTCCTACTCCCAACTTCAATCAAGGCTCCTTAGAAATGGAACAAACCATGGAAAGGCAAGCTAACGCAATGGTAGGTTTAGATTTTCAGGACCCTATTAGCCAGATGCGTAGGCAGTTTCTAGTAGACAAGTTCTTAGCTCACTGCGCTGATGTTCTAAAACTAGCATATCGTTGCTTCCAAAGGTTTGGACCAGACAGTATCTTCTTCCGAGTTACAGGTAGCCCAGACCCTCAAATCTTTGACAAGGGTAATCCAGACGAAAACTTTGACATCTTAATTGACTACGATGTGCTAAACTCTGACCCAGAGGCTCAAGAAAATAAACTAAACCAGTTGGTTTCTCTAACGCAGTTAGATGTAAATGGCAGAATTAGCATCGATCGTTTGCTTGAGGTAGCCGCTAGCAGCATTGACCCAACTCTTGCAGATGCAGTGTTGCAACCAGCAGAGGAAGCCCAAGAGCAGATTGTCAAACAAGTTACAGATGACTTGACAAAAATCTTTGCAGGTATTGAAATGCCGGCTCGTCCAAATGGTGGTCAGATTGCATTGCAAGTTATCCAGCAATATGCGTCTCAACCAGATGTAGCACAAAGAATAGAGCAAGATGAAGCATTCCGAGCTAGAATGGAGAAATACCAAGGTCAGTATATGTTTGCTATGCAACAAATGCAGAATGCTCAGATTGGCAGAATTGGCACAGATCCCGCGCAAATGGGTCAAGTGGATACTCAAAACCTCTAGCATTTGTTTTTTATTCTTAAACTATAACGCAATGGCGGATAATAAAACACCAAGAGATTTTATAACTGTTCGTGCACAAGAGCTAAGTGATAGAGCGGTTAAAGACCTTAACATGAGGCACGTTGGGTCAACTTTAGAAAAATATTTTGGCTCAAACTTTCCCTTAATTTCTGCTATGTTGGGTAATATTGATGTAGAAACTGGCGGAACCTTTGATTTTAGGCAAAAGCAAAGGGGGGGCAATGGATATGGTTTATTCCAGTTTGACTTCCATCGTCCCTTTTATGAAGAGTTTCTTGAAGAAAATCAGTTGCAAGATAGTGTTGATTCTCAAATTAGATATACCTATGAAAACATTTATGGTAACAAACAGAATGTTTTAGGGGCAGGAAATGCAAAAGACCTGCGCGATTCATTTGCGTCAAAAACTGATCCTATTGAACTTTCTGATGATTTTATGACTATATTCCTAGACCCAGGTAAACCTCATGCTGACAGGCGCAGAGAAGCTACTAGAATGTATTCATTAGCAATAACACCAGCTAAATAATTTATGGAAGAAGATATTAAGACTCTAGCCAACTACGAGGCTTTTGCTCGCTTTATTTACTCTATTGAGATGGCGCGTGAAGAAGTTATTGCTGATATGGCAAACGCATCTACGGAAGTAATACAGCAGTTGAGTGGCCGTATTATAGCCTACGATGACATTCTAAAGATGGTAAACTGGGACGATCTTCGTGTTCGTCATAGCCAACAACTTGCATAGGGTGTTACAATAAATTTATCGCAATCATCCAGCGTATACGGATGGACGAATTATGACAGAAGATCACTCAAGCGACATCGCCGAGTCGCCAACAAATCCGGTGGCAACAAACATATCAGTGTCCGAGCTTGCCGCTCGACGCTTAGGTGCTAACCAAGCATCCGAACCAACAGAAGAAGTCGAACAGACTGAGGAAGTTGTAGAGGAAGCGGAAGTTGCATCCAATGAATCGGAAGAAACAGAAGAAACTGTAGAAGAATCAGAGGAGAGTTCTGAAACCGAAGCAGAGTCTGAAGTAACTTCTGAAGACGTTCTTTCACAGATTGACCTCGATGAAATGTCGGAGGATGACCTTAGCGAGCTTGGTAAGAAGCTTGGCAGTAAAGCTGTTGAACGGTTTGGAAAACTAACCGCACAGCGCAAAGCTGCTGAAGAAGAATTACAAAAGCTACGTGCAAGCATAGAAGCAGACTCTAGCAATCCGCTCAAAGGAAATCAGCAAATCAAAAACAATCCCTATAGTAATATTGATACTATAGAAGGCATTAAAGATAAAGCTGATGAAATAAATGGGATTGTAGAGTGGGCTGAAGATGTATTGTTCAACGCTGATGGTTATGGTCCTGACGACGTAGTAACTGAAGTTGAAGGCAAGGAATTAACCAAAGCTGATATACGCAAGAGCTTGCTCAATGCGCGTAAGAGCCGAGATAAGTTTCTTCCTGCCCAACTAAATGTTTTGCAAGCCAAGGAGCAAGGCAAACAACTTAAAGGTGCTTTTGAACAAAAAGCACAGGAGGAATTGTCCTGGCTACAAGGTGAAGACAATGATACTCGCAAGCAATACGAGGCAATGATAAATGATCCACGCTTTGCCGAACTAGAGGGTGCAGTTGCACCTGAAATTTCAGCACAGCTTTCATATATCATGGCTCATGCTGCTAATAGTTTGTATGGTCGCAAGCCAGTTGTAGAATCCAAACAATCCGCTCGATTAAATCCACCTCAGCAACCAACTGGTGCAGGTGCTCAATCAGAACGGAAGGTAGATTCTAGGGTCAAGAAAGTAAACGAATATAAAAATCGATTCAGTAAAACAGGCACAAAGAGTGATTTTGTAACTCTCAGAACCTTACAATTACAAAACCGATAAATTAATATACAATGTCATTCTCAAATACATTTGACACTACAAATACAGGATCGGCTGTTTCTAACCGCGAAGACTTGACTGATGTCTTGACTATCCTCGCTCCAGAAGAAACTCCAATCCTTTCTTCCGCCGATAAGCAGAAAGCTTCCTCAACATTCGTTGAATGGACAGTTGACAGTCTTGCGGCTCCTAGCACTGCCGGTATTTCTGAAGGTGCTGATGTAACAGCTTTCACCGACCAGTTCGCTGGTCGTGCAAAGCTTGGTAACCGCGTTCAAAAGTTTCGCCGTGACTACATGGTATCCGATATGCAAGAAGCTGTCGATTCCGTAGGTCCTGCTAAGATTGCTCAAGCTGAAGCTAAAGCTATCCGTGAACTAAAGCGCGACATCGAAGCAACTCTGGCTTCTGCTAACACTCAAGCTGTTGAGAACGGTGCTGGTACAGCCAACGCTCTTGGTGGTCTTGGTGATTGGATTCAAAATGCCGCTGGTTCCGCTAATGTTCCTGCTGCGTTCCAAACACCTGCTGCAAGTGTTGTTGATGCTGGTGCTACTCTTAGCGAAGAAGAGTTCAATGGTTTAATCACTTCTATTTTTGGAGTTACTGGTTCAACCAACAACCTCATGCTTATTGCCGATACTACGCTTCGCTCAGACATCAGCGACTTTGCTCGCACATCTGGTGCTAGCAATGCCGTATATCGTTCCGTTAATTACGACGGTAATAGCGGTGAAATCAAGCTATCTGTTGATCTCTACCAAAGCGATCACGGTGTAGTCTCTATCGTTAACGGTAACCCAGACTGTATGCCAACTCAAGCTGGCACAGCAGGCATGATGGGCTACTTAGTTAACCCTGAGTACTATGGTGTTCACGAACTCATCCCAATGGGAAGCACACGTCTTCCTAATCTTGGTGGTGGCGAGCGTGGTTTCGTTGATTGCGCTTTGACCCTCGGTGTATACCACCCTGGTGCTCACGGTAAGATCGTTGATCCTTCATAATTAACCAAGGAGATATAATACTATGTCACGTTTAACTGTAAATGAAGCTGGAACTTCTGGCTATACAGATGAAATCATCCTTACACCGGGTGACTTCACAACTGCTGCTGGCAATACTACTACATTAGTTAATGTAGGTGTAAAAGCTGGTGACGTTATTGATGGAGCAGCACTTGTTGTTTCTGAAGCATTCAGTGTAAGCTCTAACATTAGCATCGGATATGACGGTAGCGTCAATCCAGCTTCTGGAAGTGCCGTTGCTGAAGGGTTTATCAATAACCACAATGCTAACACAACTGGGACTAAGGTAAACACTGGTTCTGCCCTAGATGACAATGGCGATGCTCAAAACATTCGCATTGTTGCTGCAGCTGATGGAAACATCACGATTGCATCTGCCTCCGCACTAGATGGAAGCACAAGCGGCAAAATGAAGGTACTACTTAGTATCAAGCGCGTCAACGCATAATTAAACACTGGTTGGGGGGCGCAAGCCCCCTGCCTTTTTAATATGGAAATAATTATTCCCAAACTTAAACGCTACTCAGATGGCGAGGTTGATCGTGCCTTCATGAAGGAGATCAAGACTGGATTTAATCTAGAAAAACAGACTGAAAAGAAGAGAGTTGCACAGGCAACCAAAGAAGCAAAAGAACTAAAAGGAAAGACTCATCCAACTTTAGGTAAACCAGTTGCTACAATACCCGCAAGAGAGTTCTTTCGACTTACAAAGAAGTATGGTCATGAGACTGTGCATTCTAAAGAATTTTTAAAATATTACAACAAGAAGTTTCCTGAACTAAGCCCTAACAAAATATAATGCAGGACAGAACATATAGCGATTTACTATTTCTTATACAATCTTTAATTGGTGGGGGCAACCTGACGACAGAAGAACAGGGATCGATAGATAGTTTTATTAATCGCAGGGCACATGAAGCATTTGAAACCAGCCAAACATGGCCTAGGTTTTTAGTAGGTTCAGAGGAGCGCGATATTATTTCTTTAGTCATTAGCGGTCTAGGAGCGGGAGGTTCATCTGATAGGTCGTCTGTTGCTAACGGAAATTATATTTTAATTGGACAGGCTGACGACCCAGCCGCAGACCAAGGTGCTGTTCTTGGAACTAATGTTTATTATAATCCAGCAGTTGGCAGTGTAGTATCTGGTGGTGATGTAAATGGTTCTACTGTTTTATATAAAAGAGCTAGCACTAACAGATGGGAACTTGAAGATGGAACTGACATTAATTTTAATTCTAGTCTTCAAATAAAAGTAGATGCAGGTGCGGGTAGTGCACTTTTAGTTGAAGCTGATTCTGTTAAAAAAGACAACCCATCCGAGGTTATAACCTGGAATTTAACAGCTGCAACGGTGTCTGGCACTCCAAAAATTGTAGACAAACAGCTTATTCCTTATGCTGAAACAGGTGAAAATAATATTGGTGAGTTTCTAAAGATTTATCGCAAAAAAGCATTTCTTAATGACTCGAGCCTAGAATATGATTTCTTTGTAGATTCTAACGGTGGCAACATTCTTAATATTGCAAACACAACTGATAATACAGCTTTTGTTACCTACAAAAAAGAGCTACCCCAATATACAATTACTAGCACTGATATACCTGGTGAATGGTTTTTCTTTATAGCTCACGGGGCATATGCCGACTTCCTTCGCATGGAGGGAAGGGTCGAGCAGAGCATAACTGAAGAGGGTGTAGCTCAAGGGTATCTAGCACAGGAGCTAGAAAAAGTAGACAATATGTCTAACAATAATGTTTTTAGAAGGTTCTCAACTCACGGGACTAGACAATCAAGGTAAAATATAATCATGGCAAAATCAAGAAACAACGCACTGGAGTTTAGCTCCGCAGGTTCAGTTCTAGCAACCGATAGTGATACCACTACAGGTAGCTTTGGAGCTATACAAATTTTACAGGATACCACTATGGGTGCTGTAGTATCTAGCAATGTGGATCAGACCACTCACTCTGCCGCTGCCTTTAGTGGAAAAACTTTTGGTGCTGGCACTATAATATACGGTCAATTTTCATCTGTTACTGTAACCAGTGGCTTAGTGCAACTACACAAGGTCTAATATGCACATTAGCCTTGACTCAGCCCTAGGTAAACAGCGTAGGCTGAACCAAGTAGGAGAGACTATCAGTTCGATAGCTGCTCCTACGGCGGCATATAGTCTCCGCAGTCTTACTGGCGGTGATCCCAAGGTTGTGCGTGTTCGCCGAGAAAGCGACAACGATGAGCAGGACTTTACAGCGTCCGAGGTAGCTTCAGGCGCAATGCTAAGTTATGTCAATGCTCCAGTAACAGCACCTCTGGATATTAAGGCTCTTACTTCTGGAGGGACTGACGATGGACGCAATGGCGACTTCCTTATTGCTAAGGCCGCTTATTCACTTCGTAGCCTAGGGACACGCCAGGCTACCGTAACATCAAGCGGTGATACCGCTGGTGATACATCGGGTAAGTATGTATGCCAAGTAAGAAGCATTACAGGTGACATCAAATCATTTACAGCGACTGAGGTTAGCGATGGAACGCTTGTAGATTTTGTTTTAGGTAACACTAAATCTCTCTTGAACAGTAGGGCTTACCTTGATGGCTCAAATGATAATGTTGGACTTACTAGTGAAATAGATTTAACTGGAGATTTTTCGCTTGAGTATTCATTTGTTGTTACTGAAGCATCGCAACAAATTATTGGTAAAAATGCGAGTGGTAGTTATCTAAGAGCAGAAGGTTCGACTGAGATTACTGGTTTCAGAATCCAAACCAACGGTAGCGCATCAACTGTAAGTTTAACTTCAAACTTAAAATATGGCGAAGCAAACACTGTAAAGTTAAAACGAGTCTCGGGTAAGTTTGGAATCTACAACGAAAGCGATACTTTAATTTCTGCAGAATTTACTAATAGCGACACGTTTACTATTAGTTCGTTTGGAAAAGCTGGAGGGTCTTTTGCTAAAGGGGTTATCTATAATATTAGAATTGATACAAATAACGACGGAACAATTAACCATAGCTATAACGGATACGGAAACACCCTTTCTGATTGGCAAGATTTAGTAGGAAGCAATAACGCGGCTGCCGTTAATGGAAGCCCTGCCCTATTCACAGGACAAGACCAAGATGGTTTTGTGAAAACTTGGTATGACCAAAGTGTAAGCGACCAAGCAGGATCAGCAACAGGTAATCACGCAACTCAGACAACTGCTGACAATCAACCTAAGATTGTTAGTGCTGGCTCGTTAGTTTCTGGAGGTCTTGAGTTCGATGGAAGCAATGATTTCTTTGCTTTAACTTCTTCAATTACGCAAAGCGGAGCGTTTTCTTACTTTTTTGCTCTTGATGGTTTGATAGACGCCCCTAAAACTTTAGTTGGAACAAGCGGCGGAGCATCACCACGAGTTCGTTGCGAATCATCTAATCTTGAAATTAAATCTAGTGCAACAGAGATTAACTATTCTACATCTGTGTGGACTGCAAATAGTGGAAAATCTCTAGTGTCTTTTAATCGAAATGGTTCTAATTCAGCTTCAGCCCATAGAGATGGAGTAGAGATAGGAACCGCTGGATCAATGTCTGGCAATTTAACCCATGACAGATTATTTAAATTAGATGATGCAAACTCAGCAAACTTTACTGGCAAGTGTCAAGAAGTCATAATCTATGATACCGACCAAACAGACAACCGCACAGCCATTGAAGCTAACATTGGTGAAGTCTATAACATTGATCTACCATCTGGTGTAGACCCATTAAACAACGAGGTAAACGGTTTTGTGGAGACTTGGTATGATCAGTTTGGCAGCAAGGATGCTGCGCAACCAACTGTTGCAAAGCAACCTAAAATTGTTGATGCCGGTTCCTTAATTACCGGAGGAGGCATTTTCTTTGATGGTTCTAATGACCAGTTGGACTTTACTGCACTAAATGCTGGCGACCTTGCTATTTTTAGTGTTCTAAAGTTTGACGATGTATCTGGCCAACGGAGAATCCTTGGCGAAGATAGCACCAATAGCGAAGGCTTTGGTATTGGCAATGCAACAAACGGATTTTTCCGAGGAAACGGTGGCTCAAGTCTTGCGCCTGCTTTAAATGCTACTATATCAACTTCAGGAGATTTTCTTTATTCTTTAACCAGAGCATCCGATAGTATAACATTTTTTACTAAGGGAGTTGCTTCTGGTGCAAATACAAGGTCAGAGGCCTTCAAAGCAAATAGCATTGGTGGCTCAACAAATCCTATTGCTGGAAACCTCAAAGAAATAATTATTTATAGCTCTGACCAAACATCCAAACGAACCACCCTTGAGGCTAATATAGCAGCCGAATACGGAATAACCCTATCATAATGCTCTATCTAATATACGCAAGCAAGGAAGCCGCCATTGAACGAGCCGACGAAGAAGGCAAGGAAATTGGCTACAGCTACTGGAAAAACGGCATAGGCACACGCTGGCTTACCTACCCTGCCGAGACCATTGACCATATGTGGGCATTGGACGTAACGGACTACGACCTCGATGATTCCGAGAAGGCATCAACCGTTGATCACTACACACCCCTGCCTGACCCTGACGAAGACTAAATGCTATGGATACTATGCTTAGAGGAACTGTAGGATCAACTGGATTTTTTGCCTGTATGGGCTTACAAAGTATTAACAGTGTTGTTAGTCTAGTTGTTGGTATAATGACCTTTGTTTTTCTTGGACTTTCTATCTATAAACTAATCAAAGATATTAAATGACTACCGAACTGATAGCTATGCTAGGCGGAAGTGCTTCTGGCTTTATCTTCAAACTGATTGGACAGCTTGTAGCCAATCAGCAAGGCACCGTAGACGCTATGCTCAAGAAACAAGCAGCAGCCGACGAAAGCCACCAGAAAGCCGCTACAAGGGGCGGAGAGTGGGTCAGGCGGGTCATAGTATGCACCGTCTTGTTTGCGGTCGTTATAGCCCCCTTTATATTGGCTCACAGCCCAGAGGGTGTTACAGTGGGACAGGAGACAAAGGGTTTCTTTGGATTATTTGGGGGAGTCAAATACCAAACTCTTAACGGCTACTTGATCCTGCCAGAGATTCGTCAAACAGTTCTAGCCATCGTCGGATTCTACTTCGGCTCCTCAACTATTAAATGAATGAAACTTTACAAATCATATCATCCCTCTGGCCCATCTTTATCGGTATCATTACCCTCATCGTGGTGTTGGCTCGGATGCACTACAACCTGGAGGCTCTTACAGAAAAAGTAAAAGTGCTATTTGATTTTCACAACAAAAGAAAGAAATAATTATGAAGTGTTGCATCTGCAAAACGAAAGACAAGTTTATCTGTAAGGTAAAATCCACTATATCCAAGCTCGTAGCTTGGGTCAAATCAATAATCGAATAACGAAAGATAATATTATGCCAATGGGAAAAGGAACATACGGAAGCAAAGTAGGTCGTCCATCAAAAGCTGCTAAGGCTAAGGGGATGAAGAAGATGGCCATGAAAAAGAAGAAGAAGTAATGCCATTTAGCAAATACAGTCCAAAACAAAAGAAGTTAGCTAGGGTTGCTGCACCTCGCAACAAGATTACTGGGGCTGACTTCAAAGTACTAAGGAGTAGAAATGCACAGAAAAATACTAACCGTCGCAAGAAAGCTTGAGAAAGCTTCTAAGGCTCACGCTGGGCAAGCGAAGTTACTGAAATCACTCGTAAAGAATGGCAAAGAAAAGAGCAAAAAGCGGGGGTAAGATATGCCCTGAAGGTAAGGCTTGGGCGAGGCGGACGTTTGATACGTATCCGTCTGCTTACGCTAACCTTGCTGCATCTAAATATTGCAAGGACCCCAACTATGCAAAGAAGGCTAAGGGTGGCAAACGAAAGGGTAGATAATGGCTCAACTCAAAGAATGGCTAAAACAAAACTGGGTACGCATAGGCACCGATGGATCAATTAAAGGCCCTTGCGGAACGTCGAAAGATAAGAAGAACCCTGACCGTTGCCTGCCTAAAAGAAAGGCTCTCAGCCTCACGAAAGCGGAAAGAGCAAGCACAGCTAGAAAAAAGAAGAAAGCAGGAGCAAGGGGAAAGACAGTCGTAGCCAATACACCTAGAGCAAAGGTAAGAAGTTAATGAGAAAGGAACACAAAAGTAAAAAGGGAGGACTTACTGCCGCTGGTCGTGCCTACTTCAAGCGCAAGACTGGTGCTAACCTCAAGCCTCCTGTTACTGAAAAGAATCCAAAGGGGAAGAAGCTAGCTCGAAAGAAATCATTTTGTGCCAGAATGTCTGGTGTTAAGGGTCCAATGAAGGACAAGAAAGGAAGACCAACACGCAAGGCACTTGCATTGAAGCGTTGGAAATGTTAATTTATATAAAAACCTATGGCTAGTACAACTGTAAACTTTAATTTAAAAACCGCTGGTTATGCAAACTTTGCTAACCAAACACTTACATTTACCCTACTTACTGCGGGTGCTAATGGAACTGGGGATTTCGTTGTCCTACCTGGAAGTGTATCAGCAACAAGTGATGCTAATGGGGATGGCAGTGTAACTTTATTCCAAAATGGAGTTTCTAACATTGAGAGTGTATATGAAGTAGTATTTCCCAATAAAGAACGAGCTAAATTTATTATTCCTTCGGGAACCACTACAGCAGAGCTTTCGTCTCTTTTAGTAAATAATGCGCCAAGTGGTGCTGCTACACAGCAAAGTTCTGTTTATGCTGCCGCCATACAAAGAGCTAACCATACGGGAACACAGACACTTAGCACTATCTCCGACGCTGGAACAATAGCCTCTCAAAACTCTAATGCAGTTAACATTGATGGCGGGGCTATTGATGGAACCGTAATTGGTGCTAACTCTGCAGCCGCTGGAACATTTGCCGCTCTAACATCTAGCTCAGTTGACATTAATGGTGGAGCTATTGACGGAGCCGTGATTGGTGCTAACTCCGCAGCAGCTGGAACATTTTCGGCCCTGACGGCTCCTACTACTAACCTAACTGATGACACTGACAAGCGGTTGATGACCGACGCTCAAGAAACAAAGCTGGATGCAATTGATGCAGATGTTGCTACGCTATCTTTACCTGCTAGCACTACTATAAGCACTTTTGCTAAAACCTTTTTAGATGATGCAAGTGCTTCTGCGGTTAAAACTACACTAGGTATTACAGACCCTACGGCACAAGTAAACTTTGTACCCAACAGTATTAGCTTTACCAACACATCTGCTTTTCTTAGTATAGCAGATAATGCCGTATTAGATGTTGATGCGGGAGACTTTAGTTTAGCTTTTTTTGCAAGGTTAAGCAATAACGGAACAGAACCCATTCTTACTAAACTGTCAGGAACGGGGTATAGATTAAGGTTTGTATCTGGTAGTCTTATATTAACAATGCAGGACTCAGGTGGTTCTGCTGACTTTACATTAGCAACGGGTCTTAATGATAACAAATGGCATACTTATGTGGTTTCTGTTGATCGTAGTAGTAATGCAATAGCTTACGTTGACAATGTTGCTCAAACGGGTGTGAGCGTATCTGGAACCGCAGCAACACTAGCTAATAGTGGTCAGTTTCAAATTGGCTCTGATGGCGGTTCTAATGCTGGAGATGGCATTGCACTTGGTAATTATGTAGTTTTGTATAAAGGAGAAGCTCTTGATGCAGATGATGCTAGTTTAATATATTTTTCACCAGATGTAGCCTTAACTGCTCAATCAGGAGCATCACTAATGGTAGACCTGCGTAGAGCAGATAAAACCTTTACCGACGTAAGCACTAACGCGCTTACCGTTACTACTAACGGAACTATTATATTTAATCAAGAGAGAATAACTTCATTGAGTGGAGTTGGTGACATCAACTGTAGTTCAATATCTGCCGACGTTGCTACAACTGGACTAAATGTTATTTTTGATGGAACTGATACTGGGGATAATAAGATTACTCTTACGGACAATCTTGCTAGTGCCTTAGATATTACTGAGTCCTCAAACAGTTATTTGAAGTTTACTACAACGAATAGCGGAGAGAAAGTAGTATTTGGTAAGGATTTAGATATATCTGGTGATCACGACCTAATTATTGGAACAAGCACTGGAACGAAGATTGGAACTGCCACTAGCCAAAAGATTGGTTTCTTTAATGCTACTCCTGTTGTTCAACAAAATACAACTGGTACAACGACTGGATTTACAGCGGGAAGCGGTACAGCCACAAAAGATGATTCTACATTTACAGGAGGTGTAGGTAGCACAGCGTATACAGTGGGTGACATCGTAAAAGCACTAAAAACTCTAGGTTTATTGGCTGAATAATGGCAGTATTTCACAGAACTAAGAGATTGAGAATCTATGGCAAAAAGCCAGAGGTTACGCAGCTATTTGGTGGACGATATGCAATGACCGTGCGTTGCCAGGCAAAGAATGATACAGAAGCCTGGTATGACAAAAACAAGGATCAGATATTTGCTGACTTTGGAACATTGTATGATGCTCACATGGCAGTTGATGGCATTGATGCTAGAACTGGTGAAGCATATGAAAACATGGTTCTTACCAGCGTTGAGGCTAGCTACACTCAAACCGGTGAATATGTAATAACTTTTGAGTATCAGACATTAACTGACTCTTTTGTTGAAGAGGCAGCAGAAAAAGTAGACCAAGAACTTAATGGTTTGCGTAGGGTTATACGTCGCCTTATAGCTAAAGATGGAACAACCTATGGTAAAACAGTAGGAACAACTACCATTAGCCACTCAGGGATTGGATACAGCGCAGCTACACTAACACTAGCTCAAGCTACATCGGGAACCAAAAGCCCAGGTGAATCAGGCTTTGTAAGGATTACAGAAACATGGCTACAAAGCGGTGTTATAAGCAGGACTATAAACGAAGGAAAGGGAGGAACAGGAACTGGTAACATACGCACGGAAACGGTTGAAGCCTTTAATGAAACTCCTACCTCAACAATTACCGGTACAGGTGGAGGCAGCGTTGTAGAGATTGGTGTATCAACGTCAAATGTAGAGGGTATAGATACTATTAGAAAAACATTTGTTGCTAGTAATGTTGCGGGACAGATACGAAAAACATCTAGACCAGGACCTAGTGCTATACCAGGAACAACATACGTTACTATAGACTCTGTTGGCACTGCTATTACTCCTAGTGGAACTCTAATTGATTCTTCTGAAACCCAAGAGAATGGATACGTTAGATTTTCTAGAACTGCTTTACAGGGAACAATTATTAAAACAACCCAAACCTACAAGGATGTAGTATTTGTTGATGTTCCCGGAGAGGTTAATTGCACAACTAGCACAGAACTAGAACCTCCTTCAACCCGCGCCCTCGTTAATCCTACTGCTAGCTTTACAAAATTTTCAGGATCAGTGGTTGTCGTCGAAAGTATTCCTCCTAAAAAACAACAAGTTGAGGCTGATGTTACTGTTAACATACAAAGCTCAATACCGGATACAACTGAGCTTGCTTATGATATATCTGGTCTATCTTGTTCTGTTTTAAGAATTACTGAAAGAGTTTCTGGTTCAGTAGGAAGGGCTGTTACATTAGTAGCTTCAGATGGCAGCACAACTACTGAGGTTGGAGAGTCACAATCTTTTAGTACAAGCAGCAGTATTTCAGAATTTCCAAGGCATTTTCTTAAAAGCGACAAGTCTGAAGGTAAAATTTCAGGATCAGGCTCAGAACAACCATATATAAATGGGAGCGAATTTGCATTTGCAGAATCAAAATCTGAAACAATAACAAAGGCTTTTGGCTTTGGAAATAATGAAACTGATAAAGACGATCTTTACAAAACAGATGGCATTATAAGCAAAACCTTTCGTCCAGTTTTAACTGCTCAAGATGGAACAGTTTTTTATGAGGTTACTACCGTTTCTGCAAATGTAACAATTAGACCTCCTGGCAGTTCTATTGGTAGAGTATTATAATAAAATATGGAGAGAGAAAACAAAAAATCTCTAGAGAGACAACGTCTACGTCGTCAATTCAATGATTTATCTGAACAACTCATTGATCCAGTAACTAGACAAAACTTTGATGACCAAATAGAAAAGTTAAAAGACTACCGATCGTCAGGCAGAATGGACAGCACTAGGGGGCCGCTTGGAGCAAGGGCAATAAGCGATGAGATTGACCGACTAGAGGAAGGTAGACAACAAGCCCAAGATCAACTAGCCCAAGCTCTTGAGGCGGACAGGCAAAGGGGGGGCGCAGGTCAAGATGCCTCAAGAGATACAGGGGACGAAATGCCCACGATAGAGGAACGGGAAAGAGCAGCTGGTCTATATAATACTACAACTGGCAGGGGTTTAGATGACCCAACGATGGAAGAAAGGGAAAGAGACGCTGGTCTAATTGGAAGAGACAGGAGTACAACTGGGATTGTTCCATCACCCGTTCCAACTGAACAAGATTTTCCAGAAGAACAACAAACTACAGGCGATGATGGTGAATTGCCAGACGCAGAAGAACAAGATGATCCCCTTGGCACATTTGGAGTTATTATTTGCGTAAACGGTAGGCCTCACCGTGCCAGTATCTACGGGCAGGTTGGGGGTAAATTAACATAATGCCAACCGCAATTCCATTTACAGCATTAGGAAAAGGTAACGGGTTAGCTAGTTGCGC